TTTGGGTTACAATGATAGAAATCCCCATCAACTTCAACTAACACATCACTATTTGGTAGATAAAAATCAAATAATCTATGATTAAATTCATATTGATAAATAAACTTAATATCTAATAAATTTAATAATGTTTCAAATTTAGTTTCTACTTTTGTTTTCTTATTAGTTTGTTTTGTTTTTAACCATTTAACCCTATTTTCAGAATATAATAATTTTAAATTAGGGTTATTAATATATCTTTTTTTCTGGGTTTCAGATAATTTTTTTTTACTTTCCTCCGTTTTTGGAATACCTTTTAATTTTTCAGAAATTTTTTTAGATCTTTCTTTATTGTTTTTAATTTTAGTTTTAATACCTTTAATTTTTTCAATAGTTTCTGGTGTTTTATTTTCCCACCATCCTTTATATTTTCCTTCTTTCCAATTTTTTTTTTGTGTTTCAATTGCTTTCTTATGTGTTTCTGGATTTTTATGAAAATTATTTTTACCTTTGACTCTATTGTGGTGTGATTGTATGAATCTTGAAAATCCTTTTGTTACCGACATAAATGGTGGTTTTTCACCACAACCACATTCACATTTAGGTGTTATATCATTTAATACATGTTTGATATAAACGTCTTCAGCCGATATCTTATGTTTTTGAATTGAATGTGCTCTAATACTATTTATTGTATTAAATTTATCATCACATAAATTACAAATAAAAATTCCCATACATATAAATATATGGGAATATAACAAAGTTTGTTTTGGATAGATAGTTTTTGGTAAAACTCAATAAACAAGAATACATCTATCCATTACAATAGTTGAAGATATTGTTGCGATTTCGTCTCCACCATATTTTAGTGAACCACCATCATAACCTTTTAACCAAGCTCCTTCTAAAATCCACTTCTCGACAACAACTCCGGTTGGGTCCAACATCTCAAGATCAACGTTTTTCTTGTAACCAGCGGCATAACCCATACGACCTGTTACAGATTCAGCACAAGTTCTAATCCATTCCATAACCGCTTGAGTTGCAGAAGGTCCAATTGGATCTCTAAATGTTACAGCAAGTTCACCCCAGGTAAAGTTACCAGCAACATAAGTTTCAGTATTTAAGAAAGGAATCTTAACTGAGTTTATTGATAATTTAGGTCTTGACGTACTTTCAACGTACCACTCATTGATCCCCAATGATGAAGGAAATCTTAAAATCCATCTATTGTTACGTTTTGGTTCGTAAGGAATAGGCATTTTCATTAACAAATCAGCCATAATTTCTATTTTTTTTAATTTTTATTTATTTTGTTTTTTATTATAAATATAAGTTGGATAAAAATTTTTCTATTTACTTTCGTTTTTTATAAAATATTCTTCTATTATAAAATAACTTAATTAATATAATCTTTTTTTACCTCCTGCTGTTAAATAAGTTTTTAAAATATTACCATCTTTTTTCTCAAAATGTTTTTTCATACTTTCTACATTTCTTACATCATCATCTGAAAAACCAATAAATGGTGTAAAATAATTTCCTATTTTATTTTTCATAAATGCTTTTTTCTGTAACTTGTGTGAAGTTCTTTTAACGTATCTTATAAACTCTTCCATTGCATCAATTTTTCCTTGTTCAGGATTTGTGGCAGAGCCAGCACCGTATGATACGGGATGAAATCTACACATATCTAAATAAGTTTTAATAAGTTCATCATTAGACATATCATCTTCATCTGCAATCTCTCTATATTTTTTTAAGTTTTTTACTAATTCTGATGAATCAAGTCCATGTTTATTAGATTTAATTAATTTATATACTGCTTCTTTTAACACTGAAGGTGTGTGACCTCTTGCTGTTATAATTGCAAATATTGAACCTTTATTAATCGCCTCAACAAAATCATCCCATGCTGGTCCTGTTGGTGCTTTCATTGCGTCCTCAAGAAACTTTTTGTCACCAGTTACCCTAAAATCTCTAAAAGGTTCTTTATCAAAATCAACAATAACATGACCTTCATATTTAAAATCTTTCTTTCCAATATCAGTTCTATGTTCGGCAAAATCTTCTGTTGACATTCCAACACTCTTACCATTTTTATCTTTTAAATAAATTTTTGTTGGCATGAACATAAGATTATCATCCCAATCAAAAGCGTAGTATTTCATTACAGGTGAATTCTGATCATCTATAATTTCATTAATTAATCTTTTAACTATTTTTCTATAATTCATATTAATAAATATTACATTAAATAAAAAATGGGGATCAGTGACCCCCATTTTCTTATTTTCTTATTTTTATCACACATCTTCAAACGAAGCTCCAGTTGGAGTGATGTAGAATGTGATGTCAATAAATTCAAGTGATCTTGTTGGTTTGATATAGATTTTACCAACTAATTGATTTCTATCTAAATCTTCAGTATCACTTGAAACTGTAACTCTAAAGTCGTATAAACCTCTATCTCTTCTGATCGCATCCAAGATTGGGTTAACTGCATTCAAGAAGTCTTGTCTTACTTGTTCGTCGTTTTGGTCAAACAACAATCTTACAGAAACAGCAGATATTAATTTACGAGCTTGTAGTAACAATCTTCTTACGTTAATTCTGTCAAGTGCAGACTCTCTAACTTGAAGAGTTTTGTTACCCCAGATTACTGTACCTACATCAGCAAAAGTAGCAATTGGGTTTAGTCTACCAACATAAAGTACGTCTCTGTCTTCTTGTGTTAACTTCTTACGAGCTTTAATTGAATTTACAATACCACGAGTATAACCTGCCGCCGCAAACCAAGGGAATGCAATATTATCAGTAAGTGCCAAGTTTCTTGTAACCTCAGCTGTAGCCGGAATATAGATTTGTGTGTTGTTTACACTATCTCTTGTTAATACCCATGGGTAGTAAGTAGCGGTGTAGTTAGAATCAATCCCTCTTTCTTCTAAATTATCAACAGCTTCTTGAGGGTAGATTGAATTATCACCTTCAGTTGTTGACGCTACAAACATATTGTAGTCAGGTGTTGTTGTAATATACAATGAATCAGCTCTCTCATTTTCAATCATGTCAATTGTTGCCTCAACTAAATCACCGTTGTTTACATAATCAATTCCTGGAGATACAAATACGTTGATGTTAACAGCTTCTGGGTTAGCGAATGTTTTAATACCTAACAAATATGCGTAGTAGTCAGTGTTTGCGTAGTCAACAGTTCCATCACCGATTGTGATTTGTTTAAACGCACCCCAACCTTTAGCATCCGGATATCTGTCAGAAACACAAGCACCATTTAAGAATCCTTGACGACCTAATACATATCTATCACCGTTTGTTCTATATTCTCTATAAATGTCCCATCCATCAAAACCACCATTAACAAGCATTGTGAATTTTCTTGAGAATAATCTGTAGTATGGGCTATTAATATTTGTTGGTTCAGATGAGAAAGAAGCTGCACCTACGTAATATTTTGGTGTTCCACTTGTTGCAAATCCACTAGAAATTGTAATACCACTAGCAAATTGGTCCATGTGGAAACCTCTTGTTTTGTAAGCCCACTCACCACCTTCTAAGTCACAAGTTGTAATTGGATTTCTCTTTCCTTTATATTCAAAGAAACTAGTATCAAATCCAATGTTATTTGAAAATCCAAGATAGGTTCTTCTAATATTGTCACCAGAAGATCTAATCGCATCATCACCACCAGAAGATAATCCAAATGGTGGATTGTAAATTACTTCACCTGGGAAATCATATTTAGTTTTATAAATAGGGAATGGTGATCTAGCTCCAGCGTATTCTCTAAATGAATAACCGTCAAATCCACAAGGAATTGAATCAACTGGTGCGTCTTCATTCATTTCAACCATGATGTATTTTGAATTCAATTCATACTCACCGTCTAGTGTACCGATCTTTTTAGCAACAAAGTTATTTTGTGATGGATCCATAGAACAGTTTGTAAATTTCTCAAGTACAACTGGGTTTGAATCTACGTCATAATAATCTCTAACTAAAATATCAAATGTTCTATTTGCAAATGATAAATTAATAAATGAGATTTTAACTTCACTGTTTGCTGAATTACCATCAGAAATTGTGTAGAACTTAAATAGATTAAATGTTTTTGTACCTCTTAATTCAGACACAACCCAAGGTGAACTTGGTGATTGATATTTGTCCAAATACCATCCGATAGATTGTGGGTCAGCACTTTGTGCAGAATCTAGTTTTACTAAATTAGAACTCAATCCCCTAATAAATCCTTTTCTCCAACCGTAGTTTAAAAGCGCTTGGTATCTTTCCTCTAAGAATAATGGTGTGGATTGTCTTGGTTTACCAAAATTAGTTCCACCAAATACTTTAGCAATATATTGTGAATCCGATTGTGCAAATGAGGTTTCAAATATAAAATTAGTACCTGAATCGTTAGTCACATTAACTGCGAATGGTAAGTATGGGTTTTTAAGAACACCAACATATTGTCCAGTCATGTTTAAATTAACGTTTGAAGTATTTGATACTTCATAAACAGGGTTATTTCCATTTTCATAAGTTGCAATACCTCTTGATCTTAAAGTTCCAACAACTAAATCATCATAATCTGTAAATGATGTCCCACTATAGTAATATACTTTAACTCTAACAGTTCCGGAAAAACAATCAACATTAACAGGAGTTGGTGTTGGTGTTGGAGAAACAAATGGAGTTGGTGTAACACAAGGATTAACCGGTGATGGTGAAGGAGTTGGGGTTGGTGTTAAAGTTGTGGAAGTTGTTGTAACAGGTACAATCATTTCTAAATCTTCAATATAGGTAAAGAATGAAAAACCAGAATAAGATCCACCACCAATATTATCAAAAGTTGAATAATACCAAGCGTCGTTGAATGGTGATGTATAGTCTGTTAATTCGCTTGAAACTGAAGGTACGTCGAATACATTTGTTTCAGCTGAAAATACAGTTGATAATGTGTCATAATCATCGCCCCAGATAGTTCCAAAATAACTGATTGTATTGTCTTTTGTTGTATAAGGATCAACACTTGTAATTACATTACTTATTAAACTTTTAATGTCATTATCAATTGTATCAACTGTCCCATCAAAACTTTCATACTGTTCATCAAGAATACTCTCAATTTCAGGTGTAAAACTTGTTTCAAATAAAATTGTATCAATACCACTAGTACATCCGGTAAATGTTACCGTATAAGTTACAGCACTTGGGATAACACAAATTGTGTTACAAATGTCGGTTGGGTCTGTTACAGCACTAAAACAAACAAAGTCAACAGTTGTTGGGTCTACATTTGCTTTAGTAACTATAGACCAAGATGGCCCAGCGTCATATCCGGATAATCCAAGAATTCTTGTTACAAATAATTGATTTGATTGTTGTAGATAAGCCTTTGCTATATATGAAGCTTCATACTTAGGGATTTGTGTATTTACAAATTTTTCAGGAGATGTACCACCGAAGTAAGTTTGATATTCGTCAAAGTTTCTAACGAATATAGGCTCAAAAGCGGGGCCTTTTAAGGTCTCACCAGCAATACCTAGAGTTGTAACACCAACACTTTGTGCTACAAAACTTAAATCCACTTCAGAAGTATAAACACCAGGTGATACAAATACTTTACTGTTAGTTGCCATAGGTTTTAATTTTTAAATTTTTAATTTTATTTTTTATTATAAATATTGTTATTTATCCCAAAAACTTTACTTAATTAAAACTATTTATATCTTGGTATGATTTTTTTCTACCTTTTTTCTACCTATGGATAAAGAACCCAAAAAGATAAAAAATTTAAAGATCTCTGTTGAGTCTCACGATATCTTAAAGAAGTATTGTGATAAAAGAGGTATAAAGATGTATAAGTTTTTAGAAAACTTAATAATAGAAAAGTGTAAAGAAAAAAAAGATATATATGGTGAGAATTAAATTAATTCTTGATTAAATATAATATCTGATTCTTTTGTGTTATCATCTTTTGTTACAACAAGTCTTAACTCGTCACCGGTATTAATTTGTATTTCAGTAACACTTGTTCCATAAAAATCGTCATTTATGAAAACTTGAAAAGAATCCACATTTTTATTTTCAGATAATTTTAAATTTACTGTATAATCAAATTTTTGAATGCTAACTAAATTACCTACAGGGAACATTGGTATATATGTTGAGGTTATTTGTGGTTCCGGTTTTTTTGGTTTACGTTTTTTAATTTGACTTTCTGTTTCATAGATTTGAAATGTACGTGTTATTGCCGGTTTTATCTCAAATTCATCCTCATCAATTAAAAAACCTTGTAACGTCATTTCATATTTTTGTAAATAAACTTTTCTTTTTTCAAGATCCATTACTGATTCGTCAGATATGTTTCCCCTTATTATTGGAATATAATGTCCTTTAATAACTTGATAAGCTTGTTTGGATGAAAACTTTGTGATAACCGTTTGGTTAAATCTATTTAATTCTCTCATTCTGTTACAGACAATAACGACAGTATATTTTATATCAACAGGAACCGGTTGTGGGATTTTATATATATCCATTCCATGTCTTTGACCATCCCACGTTTGGACTTTAGCATAAAAATATTGTCTCCTATTTGGTATTGTATATGTTGTAATTGAAGGGTTATTACCGTACTCAACTTCAGGAGATCTAACAACGGCAATAAATGGAGGTTCAACATTTTTGTCAATGTTTTGAAAGTCCCATGTTTCAGTAAATTGAGACCAGTTTTGTGTTGTGATTAAAATATCAACCATTGGAATTGTTCTTCCTTCTACAACACATTTTAATTCATCACGAACAAAATCTAAAAACCCTCTATCTAAATCTGGGTGTAATAAAGATTTAGGAAGATATGTTCCGTCTTGTGAAATCATATCTGCAATCTCATGTCTTCTTGGAAGAAGTATCTTCTTCTCAATTAAACTAATATCTTTTTTAATTTTTTTTGGTAGTGGCATTATTATAATCCTCTAAATTCATTAGGCCCAACAGGCGCTGCAATTATTGTTCTATAAAATGGTTTAAACCCTTTGTATGTGTGTTTTATATCTGATGTTACACGGCCATCATTCACAACTGTATAATATCTAACAAAACTTTCCGTATCGTAATATCCAACATAATCACCAAATTGAATGTCGATTTCAAGATCCTCTAAAGTTTTTAAATAAACAGACATTGTTATGTTTCCGGGTTCAACCTGATCCATTTTAGTAGAACCAAGAAATTTATTTTCAGGAGTTGCAATCGCAACATAAGCATTAAATTCAACTGGTGGTAAAAATTTAACACCGTCTGAAACTGTTTCACCATAAACATCATCTGTTTTGGTTTTCATTCTATCAACTCTGTAAAGAACACAAGTATAGTTCATGTCACCAATTAACCATTCTTGACCCATTTCAATTTCTAATTTAAAATCATTGTCACCAAAGAATTTACCAAGACGTGTTATTGGAACTTTATTTGTCATACCTTTTTTATTGATAAATATTGTTTTTATTATTATTTTTATGTATAGTATATAATTTTGGAAATTACAAAACAAATAATAGAACTTAAAGCAATGGATTTATTAGACTCATATAGTGGAGCTAATAACTACATTCTTTATATGAAAACAAAAAAGGAAACAAATAAAAAATTCTACCCCACAAGATCTCAAGCCGAGTATGTTACAAATTATTTTGACACAAAACCAAAGGTTGCTCGTAAGTGGGTTGAATTAGATCCTTATTTTGCTAAAAAGTTTGCACAAGAAAGATACCTACTTGAAACACCAGGAAAACTTTATATTGAAAAACTACTTGTTGAAAAAGATAAATCATATCATATTTGGGGTAAGTTTTTTGAGAAAGATGATTTATCGGAATTTTGGGTACCTAAGTCATCATTAATTAAATCACAAACCGTAGATGAAGTTAATATTGATTATTCTAAATACGAACACAGACCACCACTATCACACCAGAAAGAAGCAATTGAAAAACTTGTTGGTTCCAGAAGATTTATTTTGGCCGATGATATGGGTCTTGGGAAAACAACATCAACAATTATTGCGGCTCTTGAAACCGAAGCAAAAAAAATTTTAATTATTTGTCCGGCATCACTTAAAATAAATTGGGAACGAGAAATTGCAAATTATTCAGATAGATCTTGTTATATTGCAGAAGGTAAAAAATTTTCAACTGAATCTGATTTTGTTATTGTAAATTACGACATATTAAAAAACTTTCATGACCCAAAGGATAAAGAAAATTCATTACTATTACAATCAAATTTTGAATTGGTAATTCTGGATGAGGCACACATGGTTTCAAATGCTCAAGCGCAAAGAACAAAAATTATTAATAACTTTGTAAAAGACATAAAAAGAGTTTGGTTGTTAACCGGAACACCAATGACATCAAGACCAATTAATTATTATAATCTCCTTAATATAATTGAAAGTCCGGTAGCTCAAAATTGGATGGCTTATGCAATTCGTTATTGTCAAGGATTTCAATTTAGAGCAGGTAATAGAAAAATATGGAATGTAACCGGAGCGTCAAATCTTGAAGAATTAAGGGATCGAACTTCAAAACAAATTTTAAGAAGGTTAAAAGAAAACGTTTTAGATCTACCAGATAAAATTATTACACCGGTTTATTTAAGAACCACATCAAAAGAATATAAAGATTTAATGGGTGAATACTATGATTGGTTGGAAAATAAATCGGAAGAGTCTTCTTCACTCACAATTCAGTTTTCAAAATTAATGAAAGTTAGAAAGGTGATTGCAAATGAAAAAGTAAAAGAAACAATTGAGTTTGCACAAAACATTATAGACCAAGGAAAAAAAGTAATAATATTTACAAACTTTACAGACACTCTACAACTAATTAATAATCATTTTGGAAAAGAATCTGTATACCTTGATGGTAGTTGTAATAAAGTACAAAGACAATATGCCGTTGACCAATTTCAGGAAAATGAAAAAATTAAAGTTTTTGTTGGTAACCTAAAAGCCGCCGGTGTTGGTCTTACTTTAACTGCCGCTGAAGTTGTAATTATGAATGACTTATCATTTGTTCCAGCTGAACACGCCCAAGCAGAAGATAGAGCATATCGTTATGGTCAGAAAAACAATGTACTTGTTTATTACCCAATTTTTGAAAACACTATTGAGGGTGTTATCTATGATATTCTAAATAAAAAGAAAAAAGTTA